CTCAGCCTCCCAATATTTATATTGATCCAAAGCAACTGCTTTTAGTTCTGGAAAGTCAAATTTACCTTTGAGTGCATCTAATAATATCATTGCAGGTTTACCATCTTCTTTTGGAAAGAAGACACCCCAAGTTGTGATAGCTGAATAGTCAGCAGTTTCTTTTGCACTAAATGCAGTATCGTACGATTGAATAACATGTTGCAGTTTTGGAATATTTCTTTTAGTCCATGGTTGCCACCATTCTCTTTTTAAGATCGCACCTTCTTCAGATGTAGGTTCCTGCATATACTGAGCAGACCAGTTTCTTATTGGAAGTGATGCTTTAACTTTTTCTAATTCTTCTAGTTCCCAATACTCAGGCCAAACAGGTTTACCTGAATCTAATATTGCACGAAATGAAATTACATTCCACTTGTCAGCTTTAGGTTCAGATTGAGCCTTGATTAATCTTCCTGTCAAATCATCTTCAGCCCATCTTGTCATTACAACTACAATTGAGCCTCCAGGTTGTAAACGTTGTCTAGGTCCTGACACATACCAATCATATGCACGTTCCATAGCTGAATCAGACATTGCATCTTGTTCAGTGTGTGGGTCGTCGATAATAAGTAAGTCCGCCCCTCGTCCTGTGATAGAACCGCCTACCCCCGCTGCAAAGTATTCCCCACCATGATTGGTCTCCCAACGTCCTTTTGCCTTACTATCTTCTCGTAGTTTAACATCTCCAAATATATTTTTATACTCCTTCTGTTCCATTAGGTTACGAACCTTAGAACCAAATCTTGATGATAGTTCTGCGTTGTGTGAAACTTGCATAATTTTCAGATTGGGAAACTTCCCTATCATCCAAGCAGGAAATAAGAATGATGCAAATTCTGATTTGGTATGCCTAGGGGGCATATTGATAATGAGCCTCCCTTTTTTCTGTTTAGAAATTTTTGTAAACTCTGAAGCTATATGTTGATGGTGCCCCCACTTTTTAGGATTAGGATCCAATCTACATATAAAATCAGGCCATACTTCTTTCACAAAATATATAAAATTATCCTGGCACAACTTTATGTGCTCAATCCATTTTTTTTCTACAGCTAATCTAAGCTGTTCATTGGTTAATAATTCTTTTTGCATTGGGTCCCCTTTAATTTAACCTATAATAAAATTATTGTCACTACGTTTGTAAATCAGAGTTTAAAGGCCAGATCATTAGATACATTTGGAACGCTTAGCGTGGCACAAGATGTGGTGTAAAAGTTTATATGTTGCTACTAGATTTGGTACCTCTATCAAGGCACGAGATGGCAGGTGATGTAGCCCCGAAGGGCTACACCTGTTGGTGATTACTGATTGAAGTCTTGATTGTTCTGTATTAATTCAAGTATTGGTCTTAGATTATTAACAAGCTTTGCTTTTAACTCATTAACAATAGGATCATTAGGGTACTGAATTATAATTTCTTCAACAGCACTCTCTAATTGTTTATACATGAATTGATAATTCAACCCACTATCAAGCGAGTTAGTACTCGCTTGTTCAACTTCATTATTGTTCTTTTTACTCTCAATAATGTTATTAACCATTTTAACTAGATTGCTCATACTTAACCTTTCTTTTGATATTTGATTTTGATTTCATTAGTTTCCATAGGAACTAAATACTTTAAGTATTCATCTGGATTTAATTCCTTAAACTTTGTGATATCAAATCGGTTTAACTTACGATTGATTAATTGAGCATAACCCTCATAATCATCTAACTTATTAAAGATGATAAGATTTGTTTTTAATCTATTGAACAAATCTATATGAGTTGGAATAACTAATTTAATATTCTTAGCCATTTCCTTTTGGTTATCTTTTGCTATACCTAAGTTTAATAGGTCTAGTTGGTTTTGTTTTGTAGCTTTCTTTTGTAGTTTTACTACATTTTGATTGCTCATAACTTTCCTTTCTTTTAGTTAGTTAGTTATCCCATTGTTATAAGATTAAAAAAAAGATTAATCAAGAAATAATTTAAAAAAGATTAAAAAAAATAAAACAATCAATATTACATAGATCATATAAATTCATGTGCCAACCTGAAACCCGTCAGAAAAACTGGGCGAACTGGTCTGGCAGCTTTTGTTTAGTTTGTTGTTATGGCGTCGGCGTGGCGTCGGCGTCGGCGTGGGCGTTAGCCCACGCCATTTGTATTAACTCAACATATACGAAACCCGTTGGATTGTTCGCAGAACTCAATGAAACTCTCAACCTGTTCCATTGTGAACGGGTACGAACTCCCATAACTATACTTCCGTTGTATCCATTCCCAAGTGTCGTGGTCTTCCTTTGGATAGTCGGCAGGTGCAGTATTTGTTTTTCCTGTTTCCCTTTCTACCTTTTCCCTCAACATCTTATGGCAGATTTCAACGAAATTATTATTCCTTTCAGCTTGTTCGCTTTCTTCCTCTACCTCTCGGATTGCTTTTGATACTGTGCCGTCTTTGATAAGTGCCTTTAGTTGCGTTGCAATTTGCTTTGCCTCTTGTTCACTTATTTCATGACCGTCGTTAGATTGCCAAAATTTTTTATCTTCTTCAGCAATCACTCCTGTTTGTTCACAAACAAAGTCAGCTAATCTTCTCCAACCCCAAACGGATTGCCTATAATATTCGCCTGTTTCTGTTTTGTGATTTCCTAGACTATATAAATCAAAGCCCATTTTCTTTCTCCTTGTTAAGTTAGTTTCTAAAGTCTTACCATATCCCATCAGCAATGCAACAAAATATTTTAGAAAAGTTTTCCAGCTCACAGCTGCTTCGCTGCACGCTGGTGCACCAGTCCTGAACTTACCTTTATCTATCATCATATCTCCTCTCGGCGTGGGCGTGGGGGTAGAGCTAACGGATCCCAGCACGCCAGTCTGCTGCTGGCCAGGCAGGAAAGCTTCATCATCTAGCACATGCGTGTGTGGGGTCGACGGCGTGGGGGCACCGGTCAGAGACCTGTGCATCCGCGAACCATCAGTGCGAGCGCAATGATGTAGATCCATCCTACGCGAGGAAAGAAGACTAGTGGTACAGTCAGAACGAAGAGCCACCATATCAATGCATCTCCTTCTCTGCTGATAGCTCCTGCGCAGCGCATTCGACAGCTAACCATGTCATTGAATTTTTAAAGGCGGTGGGACCAGCGATGTCCTTATCCAGCAGTTCAAAAACGCTGGATCCGCTGGCCTGGGCCGACTCACGTACATATTTCCACACATCGGCTTCGTGTTCGTTAAAGAAGGCGGTGGTCTCCACATAATAGGTCAGACCTGGAACACCTCCCTGACAGCCGTGTACCGCAATGTCGTTGATGAGGAACAGCTCGTCCTGTTCCCCTTTCTTCAACCATTCCTTTATCGTCCCCATGTTATGCCCTCCACATCTGTCTTGAACTTAACGATGTCCCTCAGCTTGAGGTGCGTAAGGATCGTAGGCTCATTGTCTAGAGTTCCTTGACCCTTGAGTCGTGAGCCACTTGTAATTCTCACCCACATCTTTTCAGACCTGTTCTTGTGCTTAAACCACACATAAACATAGTCACGCATCTTCGGCATCTTCTCAAGCTTCTTGATAGAGAAGTATGTTTCTTTTCCATGTTTAGGACATGAGTAAACTATGTTCTCGTCTTTACCCGCAAAATTTTCTTCAATCGATTTAGCTATGTCTACCATATGATCACTCCTGTAAAAGTTAGTATCGCAAATACAATTGCGATCACGGTTAGTTCTGGAATTATTGTATTCATTTCTTTCTCCTTTGTTAGTTATGTAAGAGATAAGATATGATGGGATAGATGTCAAGTTCTTTTTCCAAATTATTTTTCGCACATGAATTTACCGTACTAGGACCCTCTGCTGCCAGCTGCAGACTGGCCAGCTCCTGAAGGTTTAGTTCAGAAAAGCAGGATAGCTTCGGAATGGGAACGGGGGCGTGGGTCGAGAAAGGAAAATGAAAATAAACCATACCCACACCCTGTGAAACCTTACCATTTCCTGACCAGCAGCGCCAGATCCCAGCTGGCGATGCCTCCCAGAGTTCATGTTTCTTCGTAGAATGTAGCGTGGGCGTGGGAACGGGAGTGGGAACAGCGGCTTCCTGAGCCGCTCACCCGGGTGGTTCGGCCAGAGTTTAAGAGTTCAAAAGCGTTGTGAAATGCGGGCGTGGGAGCGTGGGCGTGGGAATCAGGATCCCTGCTTCACCGGGCCAGCTGCCAGCTCCGCGGCCAGGGAGATCAGAGTTTTAAGATCCGTGTGGCGGGAGAGTGGGAGCGGGGTTCGGGACTCACGGCTCACGGCCAGAAGTTCATAGGGCGCCTGCAAGAGGGGCCTATTCAAG